CGAATCAAGTACCCTGGGATGGTAAGTTGCAGTATGATTATCAGTTGTGGATTGATAATGATATTGTCTTTGACACGAACAAGTTCTGGCAACTCTGTGATCTAGCTCTCAGTGAAGATGGAACCGAGCGTGAAATTGTCGCAGGTTGGTATGCAACTGAGGATGGTCACACAACTTCTGTCGCACACTGGTTGGAAGAAGATGATTTCCGTAAGAATGGTGGAGTGATGAATCACGAAACTGTCGAAACGATGTCCAAGCGTAAGAAACCATTCACGGTGGACTACACTGGTTTTGGATGGGTAATGATTAAGAATGGCGTCTTCGAGAACTTGGAGTATCCTTGGTTTGCTCCGAAGATGCAAGTCTTTGAATCTGGAAGTGTTCAAGACATGTGTGGTGAGGATGTCTCATTCTGTCTTGATGCCAAGGATCAAGGCATGGAAATCTGGTGTGATCCTCGCATTCGCGTTGGACACGAAAAGACTCGTATTATTTGATTTAACTCGGAGGTATACTCATGGCTAAAGGTGGTGGAATGAACAAGGTGGTCTTTGAACCCGGACCGCCGAAGAAGACTCGTCAAGGCCGTTCTGCTCGAACGCTTCTCTCGGCAACGTCTCGTAACGGTAAAAAGAAGAAGTATCGGGGACAAGGTAAATAAGTACAGTTACATAAACATTCATGGCTGCTCTTATTTGCAATCTCCCTGCTGTTGAGGTATGGGTCCGTAAGGAATATCTAACTGATCATCAGAGTGGTCATGGTGAATTTGTTAAAGGCGTTTGGGTATCGTGTAAATCGATGCCTGGACGCACTTTTTATTTTGAGACATACTTACCAGAGTATGCTGCAATGTACGATAAGCTGCCCATCAGTGCCTTTGTAAGCAGTCCTGAAACCCCTTCCCCTGATATGAACCTACCCAACCTGCAATTCTGGAATTGTATGGATTATGGGGTCGTATCGATTCATAAACAATTCATTGGAAGTATGGACTTTGAGTGCTATACTCGTGACCATGGTATCCAAAAAGGGACTTACATTTGCACGATTGATAACTATCACCAAGATATGGATACGATTGACTGCTATACTGCAGAAAATCCCGCTGAACACAAGTCTCATAACCTAATTGAGCTTGATAATGGACAGTATGCGCTCTATCCAAACAACCGCTTACGCATCTTTGACAACAGTTTGACCCCTGTTGACCCTAAAATGCCCGATTTTAAGGTCTCAACACAGTATTATTCCGTTGAAAATGGGTTCGAACGCCTTGGAATGGGTCGTGAAGACGAATATTTTTGGAAAACTGCAAAAGAACGGGATAGCAACCCCGAAAAAAGTTCTGATTTAACCGATCAGGAGTAAAAATGCACGATTTTCTGGACAATCTAGCTAATGAACAGCATCAAAAGATGCTTAGAGAGATCGCCAATGATGATTTGACGCCTAAAAAGCACGATTTTAAGGTTCAAAAGGAACTACATGAAAAAATCCGCAATGATGATGACTATGATGACTGGGAATATGGTACTGAACCCATTCCTCTGACTGAATTTTAGTCAAATATGGGTAATAAATAAGTTAGAACTTGTATTTTTGTAATTTCTAATGCCGTTACAACGGGTCAGTCAAGGTTTCAAAGACATCAGCATGTCATTTCAGATTAATCCTCTGAATGATGACTTGATTGCGCTTAATAATGCGACTGCGATTGCCCGTTCGATTAGAAACATTGTATTCACAACACCTGGGGAGAAGTTTTTTGATCCAAATTTTGGATCTAACATCTCCCAATCACTTTTTGAGAATATTGACGACGTATCAGCACTCGCCATACGCGATGAAATAGAAAATTCCATTCGAAATCATGAGCCAAGAGTCGAATTGATTGATGTTGTTATTGAACCAAATTATGAGTTCAATGAATTTAATGCGACAATTTCGTATAGAATCATCGGAATTGACATTCCACCGCAACAATTAGAATTTCTCTTGCTGCCAACTCGATAAATGCCTCTTCAGAACTTTACTGGTCTTGATTTCGACCAGATTAAAACAACACTTCGAGACTATCTAAAGTCTAACTCCAATTTTACGGATTATGACTTTGAAGGATCGAACCTGTCAACGATTTTGGACGTGTTGGCATATAACACCTACATCACGTCATATAATGCGAATATGATGTCCAATGAGGTATTTTTGGACAGTGCAACACTAAGAGAAAACGTTGTTGCTCTTGCAAGAAATATCGGATATTTACCAAGATCGAAGAAGGCAGCAATATCTACAATTAACTTCTTCGTAGACACCTCAAATGTCTCACCAACGCCCTCTTCCTTGACCTTGAAGAAGGGTCCAGTCGCTTCTACGGGGAATCAGTTCGGTGGACAGTCATTTGTCTTTAGCTTAAGTGAAGATAAGACAGTTCCAATCATCGATAGTGTAGCAAGTTTCGATGAATTGGACGTTTATGAAGGTTCTCTTGTAAATCAGTCATTTACAAAGTCAGATAGGAACCTAGAACAGAGATTTATCCTCAATAATGCCGGAATTGACATTTCTACGCTCAAAGTAACAGTAAAAGAGAACTCAGCATCGTCAGTTTCAGTCAATTATACGCGACAAGAAGACTTATTCAGTGAAAATGAAGGAAAAACGGTAACTGGATCATCTCCAATCTACTTTATTCAAGAAATTGAGGACGAACAATACGAATTAATCTTCGGAGACGGAATATTTGGCAAAAAACTCTCTGATGGTAACGTAATTGAAGTTTCTTACATCGTAACTAACGGTGATTCTGCAAATGGCATCGCTAATTTGACATTTAGCGGAAGATTGACCTATGTAAGGAATTCTGTTGAGTATGTTGTCACAAGTGGCATTTCTCTGATCTCAACTTTTGGGTCTTCAAGTGGCGGAGAGCAAATTGAGAGTGTTGAGTCGATCAAAAAGTTCGCTCCTTTTCAATATTCGACTCAAAACAGAGCTTTAACGTCAAATGACTATGAAATCTTGATTCCAAACAAGATTTATCCAGAAGCTGAGTCAATTTCGGTTTTTGGAGGCGAAGATTTGGTTCCTCCGCAGTATGGAAAGGTCTTTATTAGCATAAAACCAAGAAATGGTGATTTTGTACCAAATTCTATCAAAGAAAACATCAAAAGAGATCTTAAGAAATACGCAGTTGCGGGAATTGTCCCAGAAATCTTAGATCTCAAGTATCTTTACCTTGAAACTGACAGTAAAGTCTATTATAACAGCAATTTAGCGCAAAATTCGGCACTTGTCTCTACTTTGGTTCAATCAACGATCACAAAGTACAAGGAATCTACCGAATTAAATAGATATGGCGCAAGATTCAAATATAGTAAGTTTTTGAGAATTATTGATCAAAGCCACCCCTCAATTACATCAAATATTACCACCATAAAGATGAGGAGGGATTTGGGTCTTGCAGTTGGTGCATTTGCAGAGTATGCAATTGATTTTGGCAATGAATTTCATATTGCATCGATGAGTGGATACAATATTAGATCAAGTGCATTTAAAGTTCTTGATATTAGTGATGATGTATACATTGCGGATATTCCCGATCCAGGTAGAAAAACAGGTTCTATCATCTTGTACTCATTGCCAGTTGAAGGGTCTACCGCACCAATTATAAGAAGAAAAGATGTTGGCAGAATCGACTATGTGAAAGGTCGTATTACATTGAATCCTATTAATATTGTTTCTGGCAAAAACAAAAACGGTCAACAAATCATGGAGATCAGAGCTCTCCCACACTCAAATGACGTGATTGGATTACAGGACTTATATTTGCAACTAGATACTAGTGATGTAGAAATGATTATTGATGAAATTAGTTCTGGATCGGATCCATCGGGATCCAACTATACAAGAAGCTCTAGTTATAGAGATGTAAGCAACAATCCATATTAATCATTAACATAACACTGTAAGATAAAGAGATGGCGGAAAAGAGAGTTCAGTTTAACAAGATTGTTAAGAGTCAGTTACCTGCATATGTAAGGGACGAATTTCCTCTTATCGGGGAGTTTTTGACTGAGTATTATAGAGGACAAGAATATCAGGGTGGACCAATTGACCTGATAGAAAACATTGATTCTTACATTAAGTTAAATGAGTGTGGAAATACTGTAGGATTCACATCTCTCTCTTCAGATATTGATAGTATTAACAGCACCATCTCTGTTGATAATACCAGTGGATTCCCCCAGAACTATGGTTTGATTCGTATTAATGATGAAATCATCACATATACTGGAATCACAACCAATAGTTTTACTGGATGTATTCGTGGTTTTAGTGGAATTACCTCATTCAGAAACCCTGATGACACTGAAGATTTAGTATTTTCTACTTCTTCGTCAGATTCTCACTCCGAAAATGCAAGAGTTGAAAATCTGAGTGTTTTATTCTTAAATGAATTTCTGACAAAAGTCAAAAAACAAGTTTTACCTGGACTTCAAACCAGAGATTTAGATGCAGATCTGAATCAAACAGAATTTATTCGCCATTCAAAGGATTTTTACTCTACAAGAGGAACTGACGTATCCTTCAAAATCCTTTTCAAGGCTCTTTATGGAGAGGACGTAGAGATCATCCGTCCAAGAGATTATGTAATTTCTCCATCTTTTGCAAATTACAAGAAACAAAGAAGCATTATTGTAGAGGCAGTCTCTGGAGATCCATTCGATTTAGTTAATAATACTCTTTTCCAAGATGCATATGAAAATATTTCTAGAGCATCTTCACCTGTTGCTAGCGTAGAAAGAATTACTGTTGGTATTTTAACCGACGTATTCTATAGATTAGGCATTGATGGATCCTTTATTCAGAATACAGGCACCTCAAACTTACTGTATGATCAGTTTTCCACACATGCAAAAACACAAGTAATTGGTGAAGTTGGAATTGGACAAACTATTGTTGATGTAGATTCAACTTTAGGTTTCCCCAGTGCGGGAACTTTGTCGGTAATTTACAAAGATTCTACTGTTGGTGTTGTAACTTATACCTCAAAAACCGTAAACCAGTTTTTTGGAGTTGATGGTGTAACTTCAGTAATTGGTGATGGTGCAGAAATTGATCAAAACACGTTTGCATATTCTGCAGGGCTTGGCAGAACTGATGGTATTCGTGTCAAAATCAGATCTGTACTCAATGATTTAGAGATTCCCAACAATACTCATAACCAAAAAATTGGTTCTAGAATCAAAATTAAATCCCTGGGTAGAATTGGAGAAGACGTAAGATCAAATAATTGGTTCTTCAATACTGCTCAGAACTACGAAGTTGAAT